CATTGACATTATGTATCACTCCTTTCATCACATTTAATCGCCAGAAGATTCGGCAACAGGCTTAACAGGGATACAGATCAGTTCCTTCGGAACTACAACCTTTGCACCGCAAAGCATAAGACCCCTGTGAATGTCACCAAATCTCTTGGGATGCCTGACAACCTCAGACTGGTTGATCTGTTCAGCAAAGGCTATTGCCTTTTTGGTTCTGACAAGGCAGTAATGAACGCCGTCATTCTCAACAATGTTGTTGGAAACATAGATATCAAGGCCCCACAGCTTCTTAACAAAGCCGGTTTCCAATGTCTTGCTGTTGTCGGTGTCGGTCACGATTTTAGCAAGTACCAGCTTAGCGTACACATCAGGCGAAATTTCAAGATACTTGGTCTCGCCTTCCGGTACGTTGGCTTTCAGCATTTCCTTACTGGCTGCTGCAAGCAGAGTAAGAGCGTTAGCGCTTGTGAAAACTGACTGGAAATCAGTAATGGTCTTTCCAGCGTCGGTATATTTACCGAACACAAACTGATCGGCATAATCAGACAGCTTGTATGCGGCATTCCTGATGTGGGCATTCTCGAAAGCCTGCATCTTGTCCATCTGTTTCTTGTCCACATCGTCAATGTAGAACTGGAACGCCTTGGATTCGGTGATGTCGAGGAACTGAGCGGAACCGTCAAGAATCTGCGGGTCGTCCATGTCCGTATTGCGGGTGTAATCGAACAATTCAACCTCGCCGGGGGTCAGAATCTTAACGCGATCGCCCTTGTCCTTTATAGAGCCTTCATATTCTCTGTTACAGTGTTTAACTGCGATTGCTGCCTTTTCCCTTTCCTCAAGCAGCTTGGCATATACTATCTCAGGTATAAATTCGTATGCCATAGTACACTCCCCTTTCCAAAATTAAAAGCACCGGGTTATTTCCAGTGCTTCTTCGATTCTTCAATGAGTTTTAGATTCTTGCGAACCCAGTTAATATCGTGTTTGTTAGCGTCAAACTGTTCTCTTGAGATGTAACCGCCTGTTGCTCCTTGTGACTTCGCTGAACCAGTTGAGTTTTCCGCATTTTTCGCATTGGCCTGCTGTACCTGCTGCTGCTGCTGGAACTTCGCCATTTCGTCCTTCAGGCGCTTGTTCTCGTAGCGCACATATGAATCAAGCAGGTTACGCCCTTTAGCTACTTCCTGCCAGACTTCAACCGGAACTTCTTCCGGCTTTACGTTTGGATAAGCTTCAAGGAATTCAAGGTACATTTTCTGTTCCTTTTCCTTCTGCTCCATTATCTGTTTCTCCATCTGGTATTCCTGCATGATTTTGTCATGCTCAAGAAGCTTCTGCGCGAATTCTGGCGGGATGTTCTGCTGGATAAGTTCATTGAGTTTCTGCTGTTCCCTGAATTTGCGGTCATTCTCTATTAACTGGTCAATACTCATGCCGCATTCCTGGGCTATCTGTTCAAGGTAGGACAAATACGGATTGCTCTTTAGTTCCTGCTCGAAACGCTGTTTTTCACGGGCAAGACGTTCCTGAACGATTCTGTTGACTTCCTCTTGCCTGAACAAGCGTTCCTGCCTTTCCTGCGGTGTTTCCTGTGCTGTACCCTGTGTTGCTGTCTGCGGTGTCATCTGCTCCTCTGTGGTGGCGTTACCGGTATCAACCGCCGTTTCAGTGGATTCTGCTGTCATTGTGGTTTCTTCCGCTGTCGTGGCGGTGTTCATTAATTCTTCCGACATAATCAAACCTCCTCAGTTTTAAGCCGTGGTGGGCTGTTAATTTTGGGCATGAAAAAACCGCCCTTTTGGACGGTTGGTTTATTATGAAAAAGCGGCTTAATAGCCGCCATTTCAACGTGTTATGAGGTTAATTCCTTCCACTTCAAATAGTGGGCTTCTGTTACGACTTCCGTATTGCAATGTCCGCATATCAGCGTTGTATCGCAATAGATTTTGAAGCCTTGTTCTCTCGCTCGTATGCAAAACGCTAAATCTTCTCCGATTTTCGGTTCAGGGAAGAACCAGGGTTGCAGTACATTTTCAAAGACTTTCCGCTTTATGAGCGTACAAGCCATACCAACACCCTGAATCTCAACCAAACCCTTGGGGTAATCGAAATAGAACTCGGTTCCGTCACGATCGCATTTTTTGAATATGCACGGTTCATAGGGTGGGAAACGCTTAAAAGCAAGCCCTGAAACAATATCTTTGTCGTGTTCAAGCAATCTAACAAGTAAATCCATCGGGACCACCATGTCAGAGTCGATGAACAATAAAGCGTCATAATCGCCTTGCAACATTGTTTTTACTGCATTTTCCCTCGCCGTGTAGATAAGGCTCATTCCAATAGGGAGCATATCAATCTCTATACCTTTTGAACGTGCATAACACGCCATAGCAGGTAAAGAATACGCCGCTTGCGGTGGTATGTAGCCTGTATATGGAATGCACATTAGAACCTTCATGTCAAACCTTCTTCCTGTCTGTCTTGTACTTGGTTGCGTTAGTCAGGTCGTAACCGCCAAACTCTGAGCATTTAGGGTTAATGCAAACAAGTTTCAATTCCCTATAAACGTCTGTACTGCCAACATCGCTGACGAATTTACTGCCAGCTATTTTCAAGTCACTCCCGCAAACATCGCATTTCATTCTAAATCACCTCCTGAACATTATCCGCATACGGTCTTGCCTGATTCTGCGGTAATGGTGTCTGTGCGACTATCTGCCTTACCTGTTGCTCAAATGCGGCAGGGTCGTTCCTTGCCAACATTCTCAGGTTGTTTACGGTATCCTTTGGCAGATACGGCACAAGAGCGTTCAGCTTTTCGCCCATAAGCTGTTGCATCAACTGTTGTTCCTGCGCCCTCTGCTGTGCCTCTGCTCCCTCCCTGGCTTCGATTAATGCCTCTTTATCGGGTATCACGCCGTCAGGCAGGCGTTTCAGGTACTCGACAAGGTTAATCAATTGCATTTGCAGCAGTTTATCAAGGCTTTGGATAGCTGCGGCTTCGTTCCAAATATTCGCCGGTCCGACTTCGATTTTCAGCTTAAATTTGATGTTTTTCAAAACCGATGTATCAATCGGTACGAACTGCTGCTCCTTGCCGTTGTTTATCTGCATAATCCTTGTCGGGTAATCGGTGTACTTTGACATGAAGAAGTCAAGCCAGATCAAGCCAACATCCTCAACGTACTGATAGAACCTTCTCTTGATAGCGGTAAGCGGGACAACGGCGTTTTTGCTGTTTACGATAATTGCCGATGTGTTGATCGGGTTAGCTTCTCCAAGTGCTGATTCGTTTGCTCCCGCCATGTCCTTAGTGGTCTGGATGAACCACTCCATAAAGTTCATAACAACGGTTGGTATTTGCGCTGGCTGCATATAAACTGCCGCACTGCCAACGCCGCCATCATTCGGACCGTTTACGGGAATTGCCGTTGTAATATCATTTGTCCATTGGTTTATGCGGGATTTGTCATACAAAACTTTGGGATAACCATGTATTTTTATCCAAAGTGCCAGAATGGCGGCCTGTTGGTTTATCATTATCTGATTCGGGATAAGAGAAGTTGCCTCGGCTTCGCCATAAGCTGAACCTTCGCGCTCATACCAGTTCATAATGGCTACAGGATAACGGTGCAAACCAGTATCCCATTTCGGACGAACAACCACGCTTTGAGTACATTTCTCGGCAAAGATTTTCCACTCCTGCCCCTTATTGACTTTGATGGTCTGAATAACGGTTTCGCCAGTTACAGGATCAATAACTTCCTGCTGTTCTTCCTCGATAACGTCAACAAGTTCCTTCCACATATGAAGAAGGACGGTGCATTTTCCACTGTCCTCAATTTCGGACTTTGCCATGTCGCCGGTTTCGTTCTTCGTTTCATCGTCAGCCGCAATCAATTCAAGCTGTTCCTTCGTTGCTCCGTTCTTCTTGGCTTCACGGCGAACGTCCTCCACCTGCTGACGGAAGGACAATATTATGTACGGCTGAACAGGCTCATAAGCGTTATTGATCTCCGGCATGTTCGGGTCTCCGGGGAAGAAATTGCTTGCGTTTATCAGTTCACCACAAATATCGCCCTGTTGACCGTCGCCAGCGTCTATTTTGTCATACCAATACCAGTACGACACCATAGCCCCGCTTAAAGCCGCCTTATTCAAACCTTTTTCGTTCATGGAATCCATTTTCAGCTTTTCCCACAGGGTTGTTGTGTGTTCTGTGAACAATCTGGCAATTTCTCGGTACATCTGGCTTTGCGGATTGTTGTCGGTATCGCTTATCCAGTCTGCCGTGAACTTCATTTTGAGAAGGTCGGACATGACTTGGGAGCATTTCCAGTCAACAATTCGCTTTGTGACATTGAGGATCGGCGTTGGGTGCTTGTTGGTCTTTATCCCACGCCAATGGTCGCCGGAGTAAAACCGCTCATTCTTGTCTGTCTTGGACAGTAATGATATTTTGCTTTGGTATTCAAGACCTTTCTGATACCTTTGCCATGCTTTGGTCTGTTCTATATCCATATGTTTCACCTCATTTCTGGGCAATAAAAAAAGAGCCAATCAACCTGTTAAGTGCGTATCTCTTGCATTCAGACACTCCTTTCAGGTGTTCACTCGACCGCATCCGCGTCATACTCCATAATGGCTTTTACGCCTTCTTGAAACTCTCGTTCTTTCTTCTCAAGTTCCTTGTTTTCCTTTATCTCTTGGATGGCTTTAATCGGGCTTTTAAGGGGTTCTATTTCCTTGCCCTTAGAAACATTCATTCCTAACCTCAAGCCCTCTCTAAAGCCAAAATAAAGGCATAAAAAAAGCACTATTGCTATGATAGTGCTGGTGATTGCTATTTCCATTTCCTTATCCTCCAAATCCTAAATAATCTTCTGTCACTTCACCGCCGAAGTAGCTTTCATCATCATTCTGCGGTTTCTCAAAGTTGAAGTTATAATGCGGTTCGGGTTCCGGCAAGTTTGCGGCCATAAAATAAAGCCAGTTCAATGCCTGGCTTCCTGCGTCAACTTCATCGTCACGCTGCACCTTCTTTTCCGGTCTGAAAGCAGCGTACTGTTCGATTATATCAGCCGCCCATTCGCATTTGACGAATACACCCGGCGATACCTCTATTTTGTCAGGTATGTATATGTTCCCCGCCTCCCACAAAGGCATTACTGCATTGAGCCTTTCTGCCTTGCTTTTGGTTGCCTTTATAGGAATAAGCCCACTCACTTTATCTCGCATGATACGAATAACCGCAGGGCCGTTGGCTTTATCCTCAATCAGCTTAGCGATAGCGTCCGGGTGTTTCTTATCCCAGTCAAGGATTCCGTCCATTGTCTTTACAATGTCCATTCTGCCGCCTTTGTGGTCGATCAGGAAGTAATTAGCCCCTGATTTCGCCCAAACATGGCCGGCAACAGGATCAGTTCCGTCCGTATCCTTGAAAGAACAGTCCCACGATTGCACCTTTAAAGGCCAATATCCAGGTCGCTGCATTTCAAGTGTAAGAGTAAACCGTTTCCACCATTCACGCTTAATCATGTTCCCCTCTTTAGATGTCGGCCTTTGTTGATAAAGGGCGTTCCATGCCCTCAAGCCGCCCTCCATAGGGTCTTTTTCATA